CGACGTTAGTGGATTCAAAGAAAGAGGGGTGGACAAAGTTCAAAAGACATTCACCAACAAATACAAAGAATTAATTCAAGAGTACAACAACTTAGTTGACGAAGTTAACCTAAATGAGTTGATATATAACTCCAACTATACTTTTGAACCTGTTATCGGTGAAATTTATCATTTGTACCAAAGAAATAATGGAGAATATTTCTTATCTTTGATTTTACCTTCCGAATGGAATAGAAAACATATCATAACAGTTACACTTAATTCAGAGCACAAATGGGTTTCAATAAAAGAATTGTAGACAAAGAGTTGGTTATCAAAACCAAAGAAGAAAATCTCGGACAGTTGTTCCGTGCCGATGCCTTAATCTTTATGGATGGTTGGGCATCAAAATTTTATGAACTTTATCAAAAAGGATTGAGTAAACAGGATATTATCAAAAAAATAGAAAATGAATAAAGATAAAAAAACAACAAAAGAATCCACATTATCATCATCACTTAAACCGAAAAAGGTTGTAGGATGGTATTGCTTAGGAAGTAAAGACAGGATGAATTGTACTGCATTTACTACTTACAACAAACCTAACTTTATTAAAAGATTCTTTATGAGAACCTTACTAGATTTTTATTGGGTTAAAGACACAAACAATGACAAAAAATAAAAAACAAACGGCATTTGACCAGTTATTCACATTGGTAATTAAAAAATATGAAAATGTAGAATGGGTATTTCAATTCAATAATGATGAACCTATATTACTTGGACGACCCAAAGATGACACAAAAGAATTGATTTTGACCATTGGTAATAGGTCTGATTCTAATATTCTATTTAGTGATGGTAAAGGAAACACATTTAAAATTTTCGCAAGGGAGCAAACACTATGACAAACAATAAACAACAACCCCAACAAGAAAACCCTAATAACCAATTTAGCAATAGTGAACCTATGACATTCGCTCAAAAGGTTGAGTATGTTAAAAGTACGGAGATGACAAACAATAAACAACAAACGGAGATGAACAAAGAATTTGTACCCTATGAACTTGCTTTAGAGTTAAAGCAACTTGGATTTGATGAAAAGTGTTTTTGCAATTGGGAAGAGAGTTGGTCACCGGAACCAGAACACGAGATTAGAATGATTCTGACAACTGACCAGACATGGTTAAGACCCGGATGGGTACGTGCACCAACATTCTCACAAGCATTTAGATGGTTTAGAGAGAAGCACTATGTAGATTCTTATATTGGATTTAAAAAAGACACCGACAAAGAGTTTTCGTTTTACTACTACCAAATAAATTGGACAAAAGGATTTGGATTTGAAACTTACGAGGAAGCAGAACTTGCTTGTCTTAAAAAATTAATTGAAATAGTCAAGGGAGGTAACAAATGAAACTATACACTGAAGAACAATTGCTAAACACTGCTGAGGCGATTAGAGATTACCTTAAAAATTACCCAGAAAAATTCCACGAATCAATGATTGAAAAACACCTTAAGAATTTAGCACCCGTTACCACAAAAAGAACTCTCATTATTTACAATACCAAAGAAACAACAGAAGAAGAAGCAAGGCATTTATTAGAGATTCTAAATTGTGATGATTCAACATTGTGGGATAACGCAGACCATTGCGGAGTTCAAGTAATTGAAGTACCATTAACCTACGGACATGACAAACAATAAACAACAAACGGCAGTACAACTAATTATTCAAGCCTTAGATATTGAATGCAAATCAAGAGGAATGAATGTAAATTGGGATATGTATTTAGAAATGGAGAAGGAAAGAATTGAAGCTGCATACAACAAAGGAACAGTTCATGGAATTGATTATCCTGAAAGTACACTACCAATAACTGGTGAACAATACTACAACGAAACCTACGGAGGAGGTGAGCAATGAAACAAACTAGCAAAGATTGGTTACAAGAGATATTAGAAGCTAAAATCGCAAGCTTTCCAAAACCGAAAAAGGTTGTAGGATGGTATTGCTTAGGAAGTAAAGACAGGATGAATTGTACTGCATTTACTACTTACAACAAACCTAACCCCATTAAAAGATTCTTTATGAGAACCTTACTAGACTTTTATTGGGTTAAGGAATAATAACAATAAACAAACAAATATTATGAAAACAATCAGAAATACAAAAACTGGAGAAATCAAACGAGTCGACGACAAAGACGCTAACAACATGGTAGGAACAAAATGGCAAGGTTGGGAGTACTGTTCAAAGTCTCTGTGGAAAACAGAGGTAAGAGGTTCTGTGAAGGTGGAAAGTAAGAAAGTTGAAAAAAATACTTCTGAAAATCTATCTGATAAAAAAATTCGTAAAGAACGAAAAGACGCAAAATCACAAAAGTATGCCAACAGATGAGGAAAAGTTCTTGGCTAAGCTAAGACAACCAGTACACATTTCTTTCATTGCAAAATACCTTTTGAAGGTAGATGAAGAAGAGGCGATGGAAATCATCAACAAATACATCGAACTTGGTTTGGTGGAAGAAAGCGAACATGGAAAAGGATATTATGGACTCACAAACCAATGAAATAGAAAAGATGGTTAATCATCCTGACCATTACCGATTCGGTAAAAACAATGAATATGAAGCAATCAAAGTTATTGAGGCTTGGGATTTAGATTTCCATTTAGGTAATACTGTGAAGTATATCTCAAGAGCTGGGAAAAAAGAAACCGATAAAGAACTTCAAGACCTTAAAAAAGCATTGTGGTATCTACAACGTAAGATTGAACTCATTGAGAGCAAATGTTAACTTATTTGTTACTTGGTATGGTGTTTACGTTTATGGTAGAATCGATGTTAGTATACGGAATTGACGAAACTCGTTTAACTATGAGGGAGAGAGTCTTCACTGTATTTTTGTGGCCAATTATGTTATTATACTTAATATTAGAATTACTTAAAAAATGAAGAATATAGAAGAATTAAAAGGAAAGATTTGGAACTCAAACACTGTTGAGTTTATGGACAACATGGAGGAGGGTTCAATCGACTTGATGGTTACCAGTCCACCATACGGTGTTGGGATTGATTATGACAGTTGGGACGACGATAAAGAATTTAATGAATATATGAAGTTCACGGAGGAGTGGTTGACTGCAGCGTACCGTGTGTTGAAAGACGATGGTCGTATTGCCATCAACATCCCTTACGAGATTAACCGCCAATCAAAAGGTGGGAGAATTTATTTTTCAGCTGAGGTATGGGCTGTTATGAGAAAGATAGGTTTTGGTTTCTTTGGTATCATTGACTTGGAAGAGACATCACCACATAGAAGCAAGACAACTGCGTGGGGAAGTTGGATGAGTCCTTCATCACCATACATTTACAATCCAAAAGAGTGTGTAATCTTGGCGTATAAAAAAGTTCACACTAAGAAAGTCAAAGGAACACCTCAATGGGAATCTTGGGTTGAAATGATTGATGACCCAAAGAACCCTGGCCAACAAAAGAAGAAACAGATGTATGCTGATGATGATAAGAAAGACTTCATCAATTTGGTGTACGGACAATGGCATTACTTTGCTGACACCAAACAACAAACCAAAGCAACATTCTCAATGGACATCCCTTGGAAGGCAATCAAGATTCTATCATACAAAGAGGATGTTATTATGGACCCGTTCAATGGTTCAGGAACAACATGTTTAGCTGCTGAGATGTTGGGAAGGTCTTGGATAGGAGTGGACATCAGTCCGAACTACTGTGAAGTGGCACGAAAAAGAGTTAGGGAATACCAATTACAACAAAATCAACTTAAAATACAATTAGAAACCCCTACTAAATAGGGGTTTTTTATTTATGTGATATTTATTAAACATGGGAAAACCTTTCATACTTAATGAACAAGAAAGACAACGTATAAAACTCTTATATGAGGATAGTGTGGAGTCTCAGACAAAAGTCCCTGTAATACCGAGAAACATCATTATTGGTGACTCTCAAACACCTTATGTTGATAACGCAACATCTAAAGCATCAAGAATTGGAACTACAGGTGGGGTTGAATCACTTTGGAAAGGTGGTATGGGTGTTAACTGGTTAAAGGATGCTGTAAATGCTTATCCATATGTCAATGAGAATGTTGAAAACGTCATCACAGTAATTGGAACTAACGGTAACTTCGGTAAAGTTTTTAATGATGATGTTGCGGGATTGTTTGCAGCAATCGGTGAGAAGTTTCCAAACACAAGAATATTGGTAGTTCAAGGTTCGTGGGGTTGGGGTGGTCTTGCAAGGACTACAGAAAAACAGGTAAGGGATTATTATAAACAATACAAGGAACTAGGAGGTATTTTGATTGAACCACCGATTGGTAACATAGAGCCACATGGAAACAATCCTGTGTACCAAAAAATTGGTTCAGCGATTGATTCTATGATTAGATAAAATAAGATATTTATAATAAAATTTGATTATGAAACAATTCAGAATTAACGAACAAGAAAAAAGTAGAATACTTGGTTTACACATCGAAGCCACGTCAAGACAATACCTAAAAGAAGATTTAAACAATGGTATGACTACCATTGAGAGATATAACTACAATAGGGGTATTCAGTGTTTCTTGAATAAGAAAAATGTAAAGGATGATGAAGGTAAATCACTAAAAATGGATGGGTCCATTGGTAATTTACCTAACTCTAAAAGTGCTCAAGCAGTTGCAAAATATCAGTCAATGATTAGGGTAACCCCCGATGGTGTTTGGGGTGAAGATACAATGGATGCGATGCCAGAAAAAGACAAAGTCATTTTCAAACAGTGTATGTCTGACTACGGAGATTTATTTGATAAAATTGCACATTACTTCGGTTGGGACTGATGAAGAAGTTAATTAAAGAATCGGGTCTACGTGACATTAACGCTTTGGCGAAAAGATACCCAAAGGCAAAGATTTACTTCCACCAAGATTTGGATGGAGTAACAACTGCAATTGCCATGAGAGAATATTTGGAATCCAACGGTATTAAAGTTGTTGGTTCTGAGGTTATCCAATATGGTGATAAAGAGTTTGCTGTAAAGAAACAAGATGCGACTGGTGATACAATGCCTGTGTTGGTTGACTTCGCTCACGGTAAACCGATGTTTGTTATCCATACAGACCACCACGATACACAGACAGGTGTTGAAAAAGATACTTCAGTTTCATTCAAACCATCACGTTCAAATGTGGCAACAATATCTCAGGTTGTTTCACCAAAAGAAATCTTCACACAAGATGATATCACTTTGATATCAACTGTGGATTCTGCAGACTTTGCAAAATACGGGTTGAAACCAAAAGACATCATGAACTTTATCTTCAAGTTAGATAAAGACAAATCATTACAAAGTAATAAATTCGCTTTAGGGCTAGCAGCTAACAAATTATTATTAGCTTATAAGAACAAACCAGGTTTCTTAGAAGAGTTGGTTATGAATGCATCACCATCTTTGTTGAATATCTTACAGAACACTAAGAGAATTGCTCAAGAGAAAAACTATGCAACTCCTGAGATGATGAGTTCAAACCAAAAGAATTACATTCAGTCTCAACAGAACAGTTCACGAGTTCAGTTTGAAGACGGTATCATCGTTCAGTACGGTGGTGGGGCATTATCTAAGCCAGGTGCTTATGATAGATACGTTCCGTTTGAAAACTATCCCGATGCTGACTTTTTGGTTATTGCATGGCCAATGGGATTGGTACAAGCGTCTTGTAATCCATTCAATAAAGAAAGACAACTCAAGGGTGTTAACTTGGGTGAGATTGCCGATGAGGTAATGTTGAAATGGAAAGGTCAGTTGGAAGATAAGATTATTCCTTTATCTACTATTAAGTGGGTATCTGAAACATCGGCTAAAGAAGGTTCTGTTGGATTTACAGATGCTGACCTTGAAGCATTCTACGGTGATAAGGTACGTGAGATTGAGAACGGTGAACAATACCTTTCATCAATCAAGAAGATAATGGCTAAACCATCAAAAGATTTAAAAGATGAAGAGTGGTCTGTGTTGGATAGGTTTGGTGTTCCTGCTTGGGATATGATTGAAGCGAACTCAGGTGGACACAAATGTATTACAAACATTTCAGCACTTAACTACTTCGGAAGGGCTAAGAGACCAAATCAGGACCCTTATAGATATAACCCTGAAGCGGACGACGCACCATACGTTAAGTTTGTTAAGATGATTCAAAGAGAGTTTGTGAATAAACTCAAAGAAAAAATCAATGACCAATCTGGTAACATAACAGAAAATGTTGATGTTAAAAAATATTATGTTGATAGGAGTAATATACAAGGTAGAGGTTCCTTTGCTAAAAATGATTTAGAAGAAAACGAAGTCATTGGTCTTTTACACACTATAAACAAACCTGGTGTTAGTTATGATTTTACAGATTTAGGTAAAATGCACAACCATAGTGATAATCCAAACTGTCACAATGTTTTAAAAAAAAAACAAAGATTTTTAGTGGCCTCTCGACCAATAAAAAAAGGTGAGGAGCTGACGACCAACTATAGATTACAACCAGACTTAGAGCAACCTGAACATTTCAGAGTAAATAAGTCAAACAAAGAAAGAGAAATGTTACCACACATTGATGGTTACAGGTCTTATAGTCCATTCCAAGATTTAGAATATATTATCGTGAATGGTAATGGTATTGACTGTGATGATATAGTTCATGACTTAATTTTGGTTGGTGACAATGGGGTTATTAAATATGGACCTAAAAATAGTGGGGCACATTATTTGGATGATGCTAAAAAAGTTGTTGAATTACCACTTAGAGATAATGAAGACCCAACTGAACTTTTTAGTAGTGAATCAAATATGATGAATTGGTTGAACAAGAAGTTAGATAAAGTTGACGTTAACTTCGAAATCAGAAGAAACTTCTTCAATTAATTATTTTTAACTTTTTTGTCCCTGAGGGGTTGACAGAAACAAAAAAACATTTATAGTTATAGAACTTTTAAAGATTAACCGATATTTATTTATCACAATCAAAAAAAGTTTACAAAATTATTTGACAATCTGAAAACGATGTTGTAAGTTTGTAAAACAAATCAGAAACACGGAATCCAAATCTCACTATCCGTAGTTATAGAGTAAGTTTCTGATACGTTCTTTGAAAATTTATGGTTGAGATATCAACTTGTTTTTTGGTGACTTGTCACCGTGACCCCTTTTCTTTTCAAGAAAAGTTGATATCAAAACCTTCGGCGGTTTAGCGTCGTTAGATAACCTCAGTAATGAGACTAAAAGGATGGAACTTAGATTAGCCTCTAAGGGAAGTTCGCAGGACGAGAGTCTTGACAACTAAACAAAGTGACTACGG